CTCTTACGAGTTAATACAAACCTTCCCAAGGGATCCTGCCTATACGGTAATCGTCAGGATAGTATATTGTAAAGATATGCTAGAAAGCCGATTCTAGAGGAGTGATCTACTCCCCCAACTTCGGTTGGCAAAGAGAATTAAATTCTTTATTTCCATACGTTTCAGACAACTTTTCTATGTGAATAGATGCCTGTAATTATTATGGAGTTAAGATTTCTGCTAGACTAACCATTCTTTGGTTTGATTGATAAGCATGTCACTACCCTTAATAGGGCGTTAATGTGGGCCTTACCAACCCTTTCAACAAATTCTTGGATAAGTAACATCGAACTACCTTACGTATATTTGGTAAGGTTCGTCAGTTATCTTCAATTCATAATTAATAATTTACTGTGTTACCTTTATATCCATAGTTAAACTCTGCTAACGTAGCACAATTTAACATATGAAAGTTACTTTCTTATTATTTCAACGGTCTCACTATGAATTATCGAGAGATATTTCATGGGCTGAGCATACCAAAAAAGGGTATATTATCCGTGATCCAGTTAACTCTAATGAGTTATTGTATCTTACTGAAAGTGAGTATAATAAATTATTACGAGTAATGCTGTCTAATGAATCTTCATTAGATGTCATTGCAACTCCTCGGGATACACCTATGAGTGTGCTTAGAAAATTTCCTGATCTTTCTAAAGAAGGACAAAAATCCCCCTTTGTAGTGAGTACTGAAAAATTTTCTAAGGATTTTCTTTTCGACCTAATTCCTGGTTGGAAACTTAAAGAATCTATGATCTCCGTTGAAGGAAACTTCGACCTTTTCATCCTTTCCTATTATAATCATATATTAGGTTGGATGGGAATGAAATCCAGTTCCGTGAATAAAATATTCATCAGAAAATTAGGTAAACAATTCGCGTTGTTATTAAAAACACGTGGTATAAACCAAGTGATTTTAATAATGAAGATTACTTCAATATGTATTTTACAATATATATCTGGTAATCCTATGAGCCACACACAAGAGTTAGGACAAAGAATTAAACTTATTAATGGTTTACCTGCTTTCCTTCCTATAAACATGAGAAGATTACTCAGAACCGGGAATATATTATATACTCGGGTTTTGGTTTCTCTTTTCTCTTCATATAAAGGTTTAGTAGGTAAATATGGAAAACCGGATCTTTCTTCTATCACTGCTCCTCGATTCACTCTTAAAGAGTTTATCGATAATACACCGTTGAATGAAAATGGTGAAAATATGAGAGTCATTAATTATGATTTCTCAGATTTTTACAATGTACATAAAGCGGTTCCATTATTTTGGGATTTTATAAATCCTTCAAGGATTAAATGTGATTTTAGTCTAGATCCTAGTGATCTTCCATTAATTTCGACAGCGAGCCCTACACATAATACTTCATGGATGTCGGCACCTTTTAGTGCCTTATATCATGATATGAAACATACTCCTTTAATGGAATATCTTCATGCTGTTTGTTCTGGACCTTTAGGGTCTCGTAACATCAGAGTAGATGGTGTTGAGGAGTTTATTCTCAAAATAAGATATTTTTCTAGCTTGTATAAAGCTCAGATTCCTGATCTCTATCAGAATAACTCTCTTTTTACTTCTAAAAATGCTGAAGAAGCCGTTGAAAAAGTTTCAATGGGTAAATTAGCAATTAAAGAAGAAGCAGCTGGGAAAATTCGGGTTTTTGCTATATCAGATTATTGGACCCAAGTGGCCTTAAGACCACTTCAGGATTCAATGTTTGATATACTTAAACTCGTTCCTAGTGATGCTACCTTTAATCAATTAGGTAAAGTAGAGGAGTTTTCTTCTAGACATCACGATTTTATTGCTTCTTATGATCTGAAATCTGCTACCGATCTAATTCCTCAATCCTTATATACCTCGGTCTTAAGACCTTGGATGAATTCCATTAATCCTGAAAAGGATATTGTGAATTTATGGATGAAAGTATTAGTAGATAGAGATTATCTTTTTAAAGAAAAAGATAAAACAGGTCAAGAAACAATAACTAAATATCGTTATTCGAGAGGTCAACCTATGGGTACTCTCTCGTCGTGGAGTTCTCTTGCTATCGTCCATCACTTCTTAGTGTTCTATGCAGCTTGGCGAATAAATCGTCAGTCTTTTAGAGACTATTTAGTGTTAGGTGATGACATTATTATTGGAGATAAAGATGTTGCTCAATCATATACTTCGGTCTGTAGAGACCATGGTATTACAATTGGTTTTGCTAAATCTTTTATTTCAAATAAAGAGTTCTTTCAATTTGCCTCTCAAAACATCTTAGGACGTACTAACCTATCACCTATCTCATTGAAGGAAGTTCTTTCCATTCAATTGAGAGATAGATTTACTTCAGTTTACTCCGGAATTACTTCCGTAGCAGCTAAAGCTGAGTTCGTTAATAGACTGGCTTGGAAAGGTTTTATTACGTTAGATAATCCTTTAAATATGATTAGAGCTGTAAGCTCTCCTCGTACTTGGAGATTATTTTCACGTGATTTATCTAGAGGAATTATTCCTTCTAGAATGGTAAATGCATTACTATGTATGCTTTCCTCACCCTTACAGGTGGAGAAAAACACGTTTAGTGTTTCTCAATTAATGGCTGCCTTACGGCAGGATATTAATTGTTTGTGTAAACGTAATGCCTACCCAATATCTGACCAAATCCGTTTTATTAGTGAACTTATTCTATTTTATAGGGATAAGTTTAATAAAGAATTTGATGATATTTGTAGGACTCATAAATCACTTAAAGATTGTGAGCTTTATCATAAATTTCCTCTTATTGCTACTAAGGCTCTTTTATCAGAGATCTTCGAAGCAGAAGATGAATTTAATATTTTAAAACTCCAACTTTTAGAGGATGAATTTGAACGTGTAATAACTTCTTTAGAAGAAGCTATTACCGAAAATAACATCCGTGATTTATTGTTTGAGGAAGATGGAGAACTTTGGATTCCACTTGATTTAACTGCTTTATCCGAGATAACTCGGCTTTTAGCGGAGTTATCCGGTATGAGACTTTCGTATGTCTCAAAGGCTAACGCTAAAAATGTGGTACAGGGAGATAAAATACCTCCTCTCATCCGATCGTTTATCGCTTTCCGAGATATATTATTACCTCAGGAAGAAAGACAAACAAATGTT